GTCCTTTATGAAAAGCACCCTGTTGGCATGACTTGCAGCCTTTGTGCTGTGTGTCACCATGAGAATGGTCTGTCCGTCCTCGTTTATCCTGTTGAACAGCCTAAGCAGACTGTCTGTTGCCTTTGAATCCAGTGCTCCTGTCGGTACTGCTTTGTTAGTACAATCAATATATTGTGGTTATCCACACAGTTATCCTCTATATGTGGACAAAATAAAAGCAAGGCGGCGCATTGTCCGTCTTGCTTCTCTTTTACTCCAAAATTATCGACATTATTCTTCGATGTATTCAACCAGCTTCGGATCGCCACTGATGAAATATCCGTCAAGCGTCTTGTACATCGGCTTTCCGTCCACTTCCATCACATGTGTGACAATCTTTTTTGTGAATGCTGTTGCACCTCTGACAGCGTCATTGCTCCATGAAGGTGCTTTTCTGATCCTGATGCTACCATTGAACACCCTTCTGATCTTTCCCCTGATTCTGACCGCTGGCACGCCGTCAATGTTTTCTGTGACAGCTTCTTCAGCCGCCTTGATTTCTTCAGGCGTTGCAGTTCCGACCTGATTTCCGTCTGCATCGAATGTCGGCACGTTTCCGTCTGCGTCAGTATCCAGCGCACCTTCAGGGACTTTGTCTGTCATTGTTGCCTGCTGTTCCTGTCCTTCCTGATCGGTGCTGTCGGCTGGCTGCTGCTCCTGACCGCTGTCTGTGGCTGTCTGTGGCGGCTCTGCTGGCGTTTCAACCTTTTCCCTGAAGTCTTTTACCACTTCGCCGTTTTCATCAAATACGGCGGCTTTTGCCTTCTCCGCTGCCTTCTCTGCTGCATCCAGTTTCTTGTATGGCTTGTTTTTCTCTTTGTTGAATGTTTCGCCCATGAAGTATTCCATCGCGCTTCCTCCTTCTTATTTCGCTGTGATGTATTTTGCATTTACATAGCCGTACTTCTTGCCCTTTGCTCCGTCAATGTAAATATAATACCACAGTGCGCCGTTCGGTGCTTTTGCACTTCCGCACACTCCGACTTCTGTGTTCTGCTTAATGCAAGGATATGACACAAGTTTGTCTGCATCTGGATCAGGCTGCTTTCTGACGTTCAATGCGCCTGTGTTCACATATCCAGTGAATGTCGCTGTCTTTGCTGTTCCGTATGGTACAGCTGGATTATTGCCTGATCCGTTGCCGCCTGACACGTTGCAGCCGTTTTCCAGTGCCATGATTGTGTGCTTGCCTGCCGCCACTGAAATATCGCCAGTCATAAGATTGTCGCCTGTGCCTGTGTACTTGCTTCCTGTGAGTTTTTCAAACTCTCCTGTTGCCATAATAGCATTGACCATGTTGCCTGTGTAAATATCCTTTGACACGCTGATTCCTGCGCATTTAAGCACTGGCGACATCATCGCACTGCAATCAGTTTCGCAAGGTGTTTTCAATGCTGTCGGATTCCAGCCGACCTTTTCAAGTTCTGTGTACAGTGAAGTTCTGTGTCCCTGACAATATCCGACTGAATCGTTGCCGCACAGCTGCTTCATTGCTGTTGCTGCCTTTGTAGCCTTGTTTCTGTCTTTGAAACGAAGAACGACAGTCTGACCGAAGCTGTACCAGTTCCCTGTTCTTACCTCGCGACCTGTCTGATCGCCTTTCTGTCCTCCTGTTGCTTTTCCGTTTTCGTCAATACTAGCCCATCCGCATAATGTTCCCATGTTCTTTTCCTCCTGTTATTCTTCTGTTAATGCTGAAATGATAATGCAACCGATCACGAAGATATAAAATATCAATACCAGTGGGGCTGCTAATGATACCACGAAGGCGATCAGGAACGCTTTTAATATATACCCGATCCAGTCCTTCGCTGTTGGCGGCGGCTCAACCTCTGCGCCGTGATGTTTCGCTTCTTCCTTGTCGATCTCAACGCCTGCGATCAGCAATAGCATAATGATGACTACTGTCGCCATGAAACAGATCGCGTATGATGTAATGTAAGCATGTAGCATTCCTTTTGACCTCCTGTCTTTTTATTCCGTCTGTATCTTCTGCGCCTGAAGCGCAGCTGCTACCGCTGCCGCTTCTCTTTCTTCAGGCGGTGTGACCGCTTCAGCTGCTTTCTGGTTCTTCTTTTTAAGTTCATTCAGTTCATCGACCGCTGTTTCAATTAGATCGTCAATCATGTCTTTACTGATCAGCCCTGCTGATATGTATTCCGTCAACTTCTGCTGTTGTGCCTGAATCTGTTCCCACACCCATGACTTCTTGATTGTCCCAGTGCCGCTTCCCCATTCCTTTTCTGCCTTTGATACAATCGACAGAAGGCTTTTTTCAACCAGTTCCACGACTTTGTCTGCCTGCTCCTGAAGCTGTTTCTTTTGGTCTTCCTTTGACTGCTTCAGGAAGTTTCTGACCTTGATCCCGATGCCTGCCGCAATCGCAATGATTGTCAGGATCATCGGCAAATTATCATAAATTGTTTTTAATATTAAAGCTGCATTTTTCATCCGTTCGCACCGCCTTCCTCATTTTCACTTTCCTGCTTTCCTTTTTTGATTTTCTGCCAGTTCTCAATTCCTGCCTTTATCATGTACCCGAACACACCCATGCGAAGCACTTCAGATGTTTCGCTGATCAGTGTGGTCAGCACTGATGTGTCTGCGAAGTGCCAGATCGCTATCACTGAAAACAGTTCAATGATGATGTAAAGCAGCACGCAGACAACCACAACTTTTTTTGAAAACTCCATGATCCAGCTTGTCAGTGACTTCTTGCGTCTTTTCTTTCTTCTGCTTGCTGGTATTGTATAGCTGTACTTCTCCACGCGCTTTCCTCCTGTTACTCTTCGATGTACTGATGTGGATGTGATTCATCAATGATCTTGTCAATTCTATCCACACGCTTGTGAAGCTGCTTCAGGCTTTCTGATGCCCTGATGTAATACTCCCTGATCTCTTTCATTTCGTTTCTGTATGATCCCATTTCAGACTTCACTTCAATCATAGTGTTCTGAATGTTTTCCAGTTTGGTCAGGATCGTTGCATCCTCTCTGGCTTCGTCCTGTGTGTCCTTCTTCACATTTCTGTTGCGTGTGCTGATTCCGAAGAAGATTGCAAACGCAATCGACACGCCTGAAAGTAACAATGATACTTCAATAGTCATTTTCTTTTCCTCCGTCAAATATATTTGCGAAGTGCTGCTTCGATTGCATCGTTTTCGTCTTCTGCCCTTTTGCGCTTCCCGAATAGATCGTCAAGCCTGTCTGTGGCTTCGTCTTGCGTCTGTATCGCTTCGATTCCATGTTGCGCCATTATTTCTGCCTGTTCCCTGACAATGTCTGTCAGAAGCGTATTCACGGCGCACAGCCTGTCGATCAATTCAATCCGCGTCATTATTCTTCACTGGCTTCATACTCTTCGCCAGTAATTTCCTTGTATTCCTCTGCTGTGATGCCCTTTCCTGCTCTCTTCTTATTCAGCGCAACCCAGCCTTTCAGTGTGTCTTTTGTGATATAGTCCATTTCCCACTTTCTCTTCAGTGAATCGAACTTTTTACTGTGTACCTTTTCGGTTGTTTCTGTGTTTGTTCCTGTGCTTGTTTCTGCCATGCTTATACCTCCATCATTTCTTGCATCATTGCCACGTTCATTTCAATTGATGACATTGACTGCATGATCATCTTTGTTACTGGACTTTCAAGCTCTGCCTGAAGTCTTGCATATTCTTCCTGTGTCATAGTCCTTTCGCTGTACACATAGACAGTGCGGTCTTTTTCTCCGTCAATGCCCTTCCTGATCTGCTCTGCGATGCTCTTTCGCTGATAGACCACTGTCGGGCTTGATGTCGTGTCCCACTCTGTCGGCTTGTCCATGCTTTCTGACTGATACCATTCTGACATCATTGTTCTTCACTCCTTTCTTTGAATGCTTGCTGACTTTCTTTTTCAGTTGCTTTATATTGACATATGGCTTGATATGATCTTCATAAAAGCCATAAGTGTCCGTATGTGTAAACCAGCCCATTGATGCCAGCATTGCTGAAGCATCATACCAGTTGACTTTCTCTTTCTTTGCGATTCTGTGCGCCTTCTTTGTCGCACGCTTCAGGATTGATTTGCGAAGCGTTGTTCGATTGTAATGAAATACAAATCCCATGAAGTCCAGCGCACGCCCTCTGGTCTTCGGTTTCTCTTTTCCTGTCTTCTTGTCAATGACTGGTGGTGCTTTCCTGTCGGGATATTCAAAACGGAACACTTGCCAGTTGTATTTGATTTTCTGGTGCATTTCATTTTTCATATATTCCGACATAACATCTTTCAGTCTGTGAAGTTTCTTTTTGTTTCTTCCGAACGCGACAATGTCGTCCGCGTATCGAATTGAATGGTCAACGCCGCCCAGCTCCTTCCACTCTTCAACAATCTTATGATCAAGTTCTTTATAGTTCAGCTGTGTGAACCATTGTGAAGTCACGAACCCAAGCGGAAGCCCTGATAAAAATTCAGTATCTTTCCATTGTTCGTCCTCGATCCATTCCCGATCAAATTCAGGTGGCTTCATTGTCGCTTCATGCTCCATGACTGTGCTGCATAATCTGACAAATCTTTCGTCTTTAATCACGCGTTTCAGCTTTGTTTCAATTACGCGAATGTCTTCTGTATCGAAGCAGTGTCGGACATCTGCCTTCAGGATATAGAACTTCTTTCCCTTATATCCTTTTATCCACTTTTCAACTTGCTTCTTTCCGCTGTGACAACCTCTGTTCGGTATGCTTCCCAGTGCGTGTTCATATAGTCCATGAAGTACGATCGGTTGAAGCTGTTTTATGATGCAATGATGCACGACCTGTTCGTACTGAAATTCAGGTTTTATGATTTCCCTGACCGTTCCGCAGCTATATTCGTTTATCAGCATCTTTTTATGTTCTGGCGGTTGATATGTTTCTTCTTCCAGCATTTTTTGAAGTGCTTTCACATGTTCCTGAAGACATTGCGGTTCAGGTCTGTCGTTTCCGACTTCTCTTTCTTCCTTCAGCACTCTGGCGACTTCGGGACGTGTCGTCTTGCGCTTTGCTGCATCGTGAAAACATTGTGCGATGTTTTCTTCTTTCAGCAATTCTTCAAATATATGTTTATATGTCTTCATTCAAAAGGTTTCCTTCTTAACACCTGTTGCACGTTCACGGCTTTCGCCCTACTAGCACAACCCTTTCTTCGGTTTAACTTTCGCCAAGTGGCGCGGAATATCGTGTGCATTAGGTTATTGTCCCATGATTGTTAAGAGTGAGAGCCGCCGATGTTCCAATTCGCATTCGAAGCAGTGTTGTTCAAATTCACATACGCGCCGCAGTTCGCGCCGTTGTTGGTGTTACCACCGACAAGCGCGACCGCAAGGCAGAAGCATCGGAAGGCGCACACAATATCCCTATATTTTCAATTTTCTTTATACTCACACTTCAAGGGGGATTGCTCCCCCTGTCCCCCTGTGCGGCTTATGCCGCCAAAGGTTCTTCACAAGAAGGAGAGCCGCCGACGCTCCAACTCGCATTCGAAGCAGCGTTGTTCAAATTCACATACGCGCCGCAGCCCGCGCCGTTGCCGGTGTTACCACCGACAAGCGCGACCGCAACAATCGCCATGTTGATCCAGTAATAACAACAACGATATGTCGAAGCACTGCCGCCGACAGATTTGACAAATCGTCCATAGCGCGTCATCAATGTGTCTTTCTGATAGCCGCCATCTTTGCACGCTGTACCGACCTTCGTGAAGTCTTTTCCTGTCAGGTTGTATGGCGGCGACATCTTCACTTTGATCGTTCCGTTGTCGCACAGATAGCCCACAAGTCTGTCCCAGCGGTTGCCCCACAGCTTTTCGCAGTAGAACGCTTTCACTTCATGCGATCCGTCATTGTACCCGAAGAACTGCCCCTTTGCGTCCAGCGTTCCTGTTGCAACTTTTCCATAGTCTTTCGATGAATCTTCGACATATGTACTGCATACGCCCTGACCGAACTTCGCCTGAAAGTTTTCAGATTTACTGATCAATGTCAGAAGGCTTTCGATCAGGTTTCTTCTGCTCCATGAGATAATCGTCCAGCCTGTTCCGTTTGCTGCTGCCCTGCTGATCTCTGTCTGCGCGTTCGTGTTGCAGTCCAGTTTCTTTCCTGACAAGCTGCGAAGTTTCGCGCCGTCATAGCTGCCGCCGTACATAGGCATGTACATATGATCTGCAACGCTTCCATCTTCTCTTGTGTATGCATCTGCGTTGTAGTTGCTGTCAACTCTTGTGTCAGATACAATGATATACTCATAGTTTCCGACTTCGTACTGGCACAGCCACATCAACGGAAATTCAGACATTGCATTCATTGTTGTTGATGCATCCCCGACATCGGATGCAGTGCCGTCCAGCTTCTTTGAATGGTCTGTGTGGTTTAACTCATACGCAACTGTTCTGTCTGCCTTCAGCATGACTGGTCTGTTCTGCTTAATGAAGAACACTTCGCCCCATGAACCGAAGTCGAATGATCCGTCTGTGAAGTTCATCTTTGCTGGTGTGAAGCCTGCTGCATCATACAGATATGTGATGCGTGTGTCAGGATTGCTGTCTGCTTTGTTGATCTTGATTCCATAACGCTTGATATTGCTGAATTTTCCATCTGCGTCCTGAAGCTGTTTCAAGATGCCAGTCGTGTCAGCCTTTACCGCGTCAAGCGTTTCTTTGTCTGCTACATAGAGCCTTGCCATTTTCTTTTCCTCCTGTTATGTTGTTTCTTCTAAGAACACAAGCCCAGCTTCAACGCCGATCGTGTACTTCTTGCCTGTTGCTTTGTCCGACATTGAATTGATTCCCTTTTCAATGTCCTGACAAGCTGCTGCGGCTGCTTTCGCGGCTGCTGCCTGCGTCTGTGCCGACTGTGCTGCTGCGTTCGCGGCTGATGTCGCCTGCTGCATGTTGTTGTTGAAGTTTTGAATCGTGTTGTACATAGTTTCAAGTGTCGGCGTATCAACAACCGCTGGAAGATCAAGAAACTTGTCTTTTCCGTTTCCGATCCTCAATATGTACTTACCCGATGTTGTTTCTTCAACGCCCCATTCATTCACTTCAAGGATGCGCCCTGAAGCCTTCCAGTTCGCTGTTGTGTCCTTCTTCGGTCTGACTGTCCATGTTGCCATCGTGTTTCCTCCTTCCTACACTGTGCCTGCATCTGCTTCGCATTCCTCTGTTGTGAATGCTGTGCCGCCGTCACAAGTCATTGGATCAACACTGAACGCTGTGCCGCCGTCAATCGTGCTTCCGACTGCTCCTTTGATGTCCAGCATCTTTTCATACATCTTCTGCAATTCTTCCTGTGACTTGTATGTTGCTTCAGCGCGTGCCGCCGCTGTGTTCGCCGTGCCTGCTGCTTTGTTCGCTGAAGAAGCTGCGCTGTTCGCTGCTCCTGTCGCTTCCTGCATGATTTGAAGCTGCTGTTGTCTTGCCGTTTCAGCCACTTCCCTGTCCTGTTCACTTTTCTTTCTTCGTGCTTCAGCGTTGATCCTGTCAACCTCTGCTGATGCTCTGGCGGCTTCAGCGACCTTCATTGCTGCTTCAACTGACAAGATGTCATTCTTTGTTGAAACGATGTTGTCGATGTACTGCTGCACTTTCTTTTCCAGTGCTGTGATCTCGTTGCAGCTTTCAATCGCAGCGTCATTCCTGTTTGTTTCTTCAATCTCAATCGTGAACGCCTGTGAAGATAATACATACACGTTTTGTGCGTCCCTGATCTCAATGTCGCAGTGTGCTGTTCCTGCTGCCGCAAGTGCCTGATTTGTCAGTTCAACTATGACTTTGTTGTCGGTCACTGTGCATTCGTTATAACAGAAATGTTTGTCAGGCTTTTTGATGTTTGCAATTACGATGTACCCTGTCGGGATTGTGAACACCTTGCCATTATTCGTCAGCGCGATCCTGATGAATCGTGTGCGCTTGTCGCCCTGCTTCGCTGATGCCATATACAATCGTTCATCGCCTGTTAGTTCCAGCGTTATGTCAGTTATTAGCTGCATCGCCATTGTCGTCCCCTCCTTCCTGATCGGTGTCAGGTTCGGTCTTCAATGTCTTCTTTGCTGCCGCCTTCGCTTTTTCAAGTTCTTCCTTCAGCTGCTTGATTTCCTGCTGTGCATCGTTCACTTCTTTGTTGTATGCGTTCAGCAGTTCCATCTTTGATTGCGACTTCACTTCAGACAGTATGTCAGCCAGCACGCCTTCCATGACTGTCGCTGACAGATCGTGTTCTGTGCTGATTGTTGCCATTGCGTTCAGGATCTCGCCTTTTGCGCAAGCAATTCTTTGTTCGATCGGTTTCATGTGCCATCCTCCTGTTACTCCAGCGCAGCTTCCTGATATGCAAGTATCAAGTCCAGCTTTGAATCCATCTGCGCAAGCATCGTGTTTTTGATCTGTTGTTCCTTTGTTTCTGTTTCTCCTTCTGTGATCCCTCTTTCGCCTTCAGGCAGATCAAGGATCATTTCTTTTGTTTCCGTCTTTGTATCTTCTTCAATTATGATTTCTTTGTTCATTATATATTCGCGCTCCCTTGTGGTACTGCTGTAATCATTCCACCTCTGACACTGATTGATGATGTTGTCCATCCGATTGTTCCGTTTCCATTGTCGTGAATTTCTGTCACTACTGGTATGCTTTTTCCATCTGCCACGCCGTAGCCGTTTATATTGATGTCGTGAAGATCGACATTGTACATGTCGAACCAATGACCATAGAAGTCGCAGCCCAAGTGTATACCATACTGATCGTATATGCTTCCTGCGCGGCTGAAGCACAGCATCGTTGTATATGATCCTGCGCCTTGTGACTTCATCTGCGCAAATGCCATGTATTTTCCCTGATAGTCCAGATCGAACACAAGCCCTTTGTGCGTGTCGTTCCCCGACCACTGGTTTGTTCCAATCTTTCCGACATAATATCCGTCACGATAGAAATGATTTCCTCGTTCGTCAAATACTGCTCTTTTTTCTGCTGCCGTCACATCGCCGTTGTAGATTGCAAGCTGACCATATTCCAGCTGTATATATTTGCTGTTGCCGTTCCAAGCGACACGCACGTTGTAGGCGTTCTGTGTGATCTTTGTTCCGAACTCCGAATTGTTGACCTTCTTGTTGACTTCTGTCGTGATGCTGTCTGCCTGCACCTTGATCGCCGCATTCATTTCTTCCGTTGTGGAATACTCCTTTAGCTTTTTATCGGTTGCATCGTTCGCGTTTTCTTCTGCTGCGTCTGCCGCCGACTGTGCCAACTGGTTCGCGCTCTTGATCTTCTCTGTAACTGTTGTCTTAGTTTCGTATTTTTTTGAAACTGAAAGATCAATCGCTTCAGCCTGCACCTTGATCGCCGCATTCATTTCTTCTGTCGTTGAATACAATGTCAGTTTTTCGTCCGTCAGGTCATTCACACTTTTAATTTTTTCAGTGACGCTGGTCTTTGTTTCATACACCTTCGACACTTCCAGATCAATTTCTTCTGCCTTCAGGTTGATTGCAGCCTGCATCTGTTCTGTTGTGCTGTATTCCGTCAGCTTTTCATCTGTCAGATCATTTACACTCTTGATCTTCTGATCGACAATGGTTTTCGTTTCATAGGTCTTTGACACGCCTAGTTCGATTTCTTCCTTCGATGCTGTTATGTGTGTTTCGACCTCTGTCTTCGTGTAATATCCATCTTCAAGAACTTTCTTCGCGCTGCTGTTCGCAATCTTGATCGCTTCTGACTTTGCCTGATCCGTTGCTTCCTGCTGCACTTTGGCAAATGTTTTTGTCGCATTTGACAATTCAACAGTATTGCTTCGCGGTGCTTCAGGATATTCCGTCAGCTTCACAATTCGCTGCTTTTCCTTCGTGCGTGTCTTCTTGCTGATCATCCAGACTGTATCGCCAATGTCAAAATCAAACACGTTGCTGTACTTCTCTGACTGTCTTGCAAGGTCAATCACATCCGCTGTGTAGGCAACATACGGCTTTGACATTTCATCCAGTTTCGCGATGCCATCTTCGATCAGACTTGTCGTGTTTGTGTATCGTTCATCGCTCCACACATATGTCTTGATCTTGCTGCTGTATTGATAATTTTCAAGATACGGCTTTCCCAGCCATTCGATTCCGATTCCGTCTTTCCCTAAAGGGATCAGTCGCGTATAAAAATCATATGTGTCTGAAGTCACTGTCAGCTTCTTCAGATTCAGTCCTTCGATGAAGTATCGTCCGCGGTCTGCTCCAATCTGTTCATATATGTCGATTGTCTTTGTCAGACTATTGATCTTGCATTCCACACGATACGTTGACAAGCAGTCCTGAAGGACTTTCCATGCATTCGTTTCTTCGTCTTTGTTGATTGTTCTTTTCTTTGTGATCTGGCATGTGCCGACCTTCCAGCCTGTTCCTTCAAAAGCAAATTCAAGACATGCCCTGATCGTCTGTTCCTTACTTTCAAATCCGTATGGGAAGACTGCACTTTCAAGTTCTTCGACATTCAGCTGTGCTGTGTACTCGTTGAACTGTGTGCCTGTCTTTCTTTTCCTGATGACGTATTCGTCTTCTTTCGTCCTGATGTAGTATTCTTCTTTCAGAAGGTCAACTTGCTTGCCGTCCGAAGGATATTTGAAAGTCTATGCCTTGTCGCCTGAATGAAGCGTCGTTACAATCTTTCTGTGTTTGAAGCCCTTCAGGATTCCGACACGCTGCTTTTTGTCATTGAAAATCTGCATCCGTCTTCCTCCTTATATCCACATAGGTTTGTACCTGATCCGAACGACTGCATCTGCATTTGAAAACTTCAAGGCTGTTTGCTGTTGTGTGATTGCTGGAAATTTCCACAAGTCAACACTTCCGAATGCGTCCGCGCCATTGTTCGTGATGCGTCCTTCTTCTCCGTCAATGATGATCGTCTGCCCTGCTGCCAGCTGTTCCACGATGATGTCGTCTTCAAATCCGCTGATTTTATAATTCTTCAACGCCTTCTTCGCATAGACTTCAATGATCGCTGGTGCCTTTCGTGTCCCTTGTCGATCAATCGTTGTCTGTGTGATTCCGTCATATTCCAGATTTAATTCATCATCAAAAAAATAGCCTTCAAGAACGATGTTCAGCTTGTATCTGGTTTTCACTTTCATTTTTGAATAGTCGCTGCTTGCTGTGTATGCCTTGAACTTTCCTTTGTAGCCATCCACTTCCAGCACGCTTGACTTTGTGAAGTTTTCCAGAAATGCTGACATCTTCCTGATCAGGCTGTTTCTATCCTTGCCCCTGAAGTACATGCACAGCTTCAGTTTTCCCAGTTCCATGTCTGTTTCAAATTCTGTCGGAAGGATCGCGCCTGTCACGATCTCATAATTGACAGCAAGCGAAGGCGGCAGCACTTCGGCTGTCAGCTGCTTCGCATTGTATTTTCTTGCGTCTATACCATTAACTTTCATACTGCCTTACCTTTCTTGCTTTTTATCTTCCACAAGCTGTTCATCCACCTTCGTGTATGTTTTGCTTGCAATTTCTTCGCCATCAATATATGTGTGGTTTTCAACTTTCACGTTTGTTCCTGATTCAATCTTTTTCAGCTTTTCATCAAGCATTGTGTTTAATTCCTGATAGAATGGCTTCAGCGGAAGGATCGCTTCGCCGCCTGTTTCTGGTTCTCCACCAGCAAGCAGCTTGTTTCCGTTCATTCCGAATATCATTGAATCATTCATGATCGCACCATTTTTGTACCAATCTATTGAAAAATGTGGCACTGAAGGTGGATTCAGACTGAAGCTGCCTGTGATCCTCGGATGTGGTAATTTTAGTCTAGGCAGTGACCATGTGAAGTTGAATTTCGACTTGATCGCTTCAATCGCATTGTGTACAGCGTTTTTCGCAGCGTTGATCGGTGTTGTTATTGCGTTCTTGATTGCATTCCAGACCGATGTTGCTGTTGATTTTATGCTGTTGAACACGTTGCTGACTGTTGATTTTAATGTGTTGAACACGTTGCTGACTGTGTTCTTGATGCTGTTCACAACATTGCTGATCATGCTGCTGATGCTGTTCCAGATTGATGTCGCTGTTGACTTCACATTGTTGAATATGTTGCTGACTGTCGTCTTGACCGCATTGAACACATTCGTGATCGTGTTCTTGATGCTGTTCACAACATTTGACACTGTCGTGCTGATTGCCGTCCACACTGTCGTGAATACACCGCTGACCGCGTTCCATACTGTCGTGATAATATTCTGTACAAACGTGATTGCTGTCTGTATCTTTGTGCTGATTGCATCCCAGATTGAAATAATTGTTTCTTTGCAGTTCTCCCAAATGAATCGGAACGGAACTGTCAGGATTTCAAAAGCTGCGCTGAAAAATTCCGCAATCGCCATGATCACAACTGTGATCACATTCTTGATTGTTTCAAAGACTGTTGATACAAAGTCCCTGATTGTCGTGAATATATTGCTGACTGTGTTCCAGATTCCTGTCAGCACATCTGAAATTGTCGTGCTGACTGCTGTCCATGCTGTTGTTACCGCGTTCCTTATTCCGTCAAGTATGCCTGTGAAGAATGACACAATGCCATTCCAGACGTTTTCAAAGGTTGTCTTGATGCCATTCCATACTTCATCCCATGAAGTACCAAATAAGCCCAGAAAAGCGTCAACAACGCCCTTGATTGTGTTCAGGATATTGCTGATATATTCCTTCAGCCCATTCCATACACTTTCAAAAATTCCTTTTACTGCATCCCAAGCCCCTGACCAGTCGCCTGTGAATAACGACACGAACAAATCAAACACGCCAGTGATCACATTCAGTGTTGTTTCAATGAAGATTGCAATATTATTGAACACTCCTTCGATGATCGGTGCTAATACATTGCAGAAGCCTTCCCAGATTGCCTTGACCACTTCCCCGAAGTTTTCAAAATCGAAGCCCAGCGAATTGAGTTTGTCAGTTATGTGCTGCCCGAACTCTGTGAACACTGACTTGATCCTGTTCCAGATTTCCGTGATTCTGTTTCTGAAGTCTTCATTCGTGTTCCACAGCGTCACTATGACTGCTGTGATTGCTGCGATCGCAGCGACCGCAATTCCGACTGGCGATGTGATTGCTGCAAGTGCGCCCTTCAGGACAGCCATGCCGCCTGTTGCTCCTGATGCTGTCGTTCCCATTGTCGCCAACTTGCCGACAACTTTTCCGATGCCTTTTGACACTGTTCCTGATGCTTCAATCAGTTTCCCGACTGTTATCAGCAAAGGTCCGATCGCAGCCACAACGCCTGCAATCTTCAGGATTGTTTCTTGCTGCTGTGGACTTAATGCTGCGAACTTGTCTGCAAGTTCTCCAATCTTTGCTGCTGCCTTTTCCATGAATGGAAGCAATGTATTTCCCACAGTTATTCCAATATCTTCCAGCTTTGACTTCAGTTGTGTCAGTCTTCCTATAAAATTGTCCTGCATTGTTGCCGCCATGTCGGATGCAGTGCCGTCACACTTCTGTAATGCTTCAGCGTAATCACTGAAGGACATTCCGCTTGCGATTGCTTCATCTGACAATCCAGACATAATCGTCTGCAATGCGGAAAACTGGTTCGTTCCTGCGATTGTCTTTGCAAGGTTTGCTTGCTGTTCGTCTGTCAGGTTGTTCCATACTCCACGCACGCCTGTCAGAATACTTGACAAGCTGTTCATGTTGCCCTGCGCATCGTACACTTCAACGCCGTACTTCGACAATTCCGTTGCGCATCCTTTTGTGTCTGTCGCAAGTCTGGTCATAATAGCGTTCAGGGCTGTTCCTGCTTCTCCGCCCTTCACACCAGCGTTCGCCATTGTCATCAATACTGCTGTTGTTTCTTCTACCGAATAGCCCATTGAAGCCGCTGTCGCAGCGCAGTTCTTGTATGCTTCGCCAAGTGCTTCGGTTGTTGTGTTTGAATGGCTCATTGCGTAAGCCATTTCATCTGCGAATTTTCCAGCGTCCTTCGCCGATAGTCCGAACGCTGTCAAGTAGTCTGTGACGATGTCTGAAGCTGTTCCCAAGTCCATCGCCGATGCTGCTGCAAGATTCAGGATGCCGCCGATGCCTTCCAGCATGTCATCTGTCTTCCAGCCAGCAAGTGCCATATATTCAAACGCTTCGCCTGCTTCGGTTGCTGAATACTTTGTATCACGCCCCCACTGACGCGCCGATTCTGTCAGCCTGTCTGTGTCCTCTGCTGTTGCTCCGCTGATTGCCTGCACTTTTGACATTTGCTGTTCAAAGTTTGCTGCAACTGTTACTGATGCCGCTGCCACGCCGCCGATCGCGGTTGTGACCTTCATCATGTGCTGTCCTGCTGTCTGCACTGCCTGTCCGACTTTTCCAGCCTTTTCCGCGTATTCATCGAACTTCTGGCGTGCAAGTTCCGCATTGACATCACGAAGCTGCACTTCCATGTTCGCAAGGTCAGCTTCAGCCTGTGTGACTGCTGCGCCCTGTTTCTTCACTGCTGCTTCATACTTCGTTGTTTGCGCTTCTGTTGTTGCCAGTTGCTTTTCCGCTTTGTCCAGCTCTGTTTTTAATTTCTTTGTTTCCTCTGAATTTTCGCCAGTCGCTTCCTTGCTTTCTTCATATGCTTTTGACAGTTCTGCGACTTTTGCCTTCAGTTCTTCGCTTTTTTTCTTGTTGTTGTCCAGTCTGGTTGTAAGTGTTTCATAATGTGACTTGCAGTCCTCGACTTTCGTCTTCTGGACATCCATTTTCTGTGTAAGTTCGCTGATCTTTGCCTTTAACGCGTCAGATTTCGTGCCGTACAGCTTTGCATTTGCCGCAGCAAGGCTGTATTCTGACGACAGCTGCTTCATACTTGCGACCGCCGCCTTCATTGCTGCCTGATATTCTGACATTGAAGCACCGATCTTGATTGATGCCTGCGCCATATATGCACGTTCCTTTCATCACTTCTCGTTGATGGTCTTGATCTCGAACGCCACATGATCCAAAAGGCTCATAATATCCGACTTCATAACATTTGAAAGTGAATCGTTCAGCCCTTTTATACACAATTTCACAACCCTGTCCACATTGTCGCGGCATACTTTCCAGATGTTTTCATCGTCAAGCTGATTTTCAGCTTCGTTGTATCCATTTTCTTCATCGTATTTATCGAATGCCGACTTTTCCTTCTCGACTTCCTCTGGTCTGTTCGGGTTTAATTCAAGGAATTTTTGCGTGATGATGTCCTGCATCACAAAATGAATCATCTTTGCTGCTGCCAGCTGTTCTGCGACATCTGCCTTCAGCACTTCCCTTTCGGATATTCCGAAGACCATTTTCATAATTGCCGCATTGAACTGAAAAGCCGATGCAACATCATCGCCGCCATTCTTTTCCATTAGTTCTGTGTATGCTCTGTACTTTTCAACCGACACTGATGCGCATATGTATTCTTTTTCATTGCAGATCAGTGTCAGTTCGGGTATTATTTGCCATTTGAAAAATTTTCTTGTAACTTCTCGACCTTTGCGTTGACCTCATCGCCTAATGATGTTTCTATTGACGCAAATTCCATGATAATTGCAGCCACGCCCAGTCCTGTGTCCTTGTCCTTCAACTCGTCAACAGTGAACTGGTTGCCGTATACCATGCAGATGCAGTCCATCATCTTTCGGAACTGCGCGGCTGTATACAGTCCGTTCTTCTTTTCAGTTCCCATGATGTCGTCCCTGATCTCAAGGTATTCCATGTATGTGTCAACATCCATCTTCGGCATTTCATACTTTTTGTTGTTGATAATTACTTCATGTTTCATGTGTTTGCCCTCCTATTGTTCTTTTAAGCTGCTTCTGTCGGCTCTTGTACTTTTCCAAACCAGTTTTTGATCGCTGTCGCTGCGTCCGTGTGTTCTGCCAGAAGGTTGCTTTCATCAACCTGTGTTTCAAAGTTTCCGTCACATGCGCGTTCGTAAAAGCTGCCCTTCAGTGTTGCTGTCTGTGTTGTGACTTTATCTTCCTGTGTCTGATAGTTGTCGTCATATCCCTGTCCGAATGTTCCGACATAAAGCCATACAAATTCATATTTGCCATTCAGCTTCTTTGCTCTATATCCGACAGCGACTTCAGGTGCTTTGTCGTCCTTGTTTTTTACAAGCCAGCCATTCTTGTATAAATGACCGAACAGCATTGCTTTGTCCTGCGGTGCAAGTGAATTAACTTCAAACTCCACGTCTGTTCCTTCGTAGGTTTCAACTGTGTCTTCCACTCCATCATCGCTGTAAATTTTTTCAACACTGAATTTATCAGACACTTTTCCTGAAATGGCACGCGCAAGTTTGACTGGTGTGCCTGCTGCGTATGCTGTCGCATCGTTCTGTGTTACTGGTGCGACATAAATGTCACGAAACGACTTTGTTCTTGATCTGATGATCTGCTGCTTTCCTGCTTCACTCATTCTTCTTCATCCTCCTGTTCTGCTTCTTCTGCCGCCATGAACCTTGCGGCATTCATAAATATTTTTGTATCTGTTTCAAGATTGTCATTTGCGCCCATGAATGCGAATCCTGCCTTTTTCATAAGTCGCTTGATTCTCTTTTTTAACCTGATTTGATCTGTGCTTGACCAGATGCACACTTGCACTGCTGCAATCTCGACTTCTTCGTCATCGTCCGAATGTTCGCCGCCGTAGTCCCCCAGATTCCACACAGTCACATGCAGTCCCTTGATGTCTGCGTCATACCAGCCCTGCTGCACTGTGATTCCTTCTGCTTCCAGCACTGCAAGCGCATCCAGTGTCTTCTTCACAATGTCCATGTGTCATCCTCCCAGCTTTTCATTCAATAACTTCTGATATTCCTGATCCGCTATCGTGTCCCACTGTCCGCGGCATTCTTCCATTGTGTTGTAAAGGAAGTCTTGTGGGGGCTGTTTCGTTGTCCCCCACTCTACAAATTTCATATAAAACCAATTTTCAGCATCTCCTAGAAGCGTCCAGCCGACTTCGCCGCCTTTTGTTGTCGCTTTCGTGGGGATATTATCCGCAGCGTGTCCAGAAGGTCTGTATCCCTTCTTTCCTGACTTTGAATTGTCTGCTGACCTTGCCATAACCGCCTTCATTCGCGGCTCTGTATAATCAACAGACTTCTGGAAGATTTGCTTGTTTGTCTTTCTGATTTCTGAATCACTCGCAAGTGCTTCCAGCTGTTGTTGAATCTCTTTCAGTCCTTCAAATTCAAAGGTCACTTTCATGCTGTGTCCCTCCCTTGTGTCATAATCTGACACTTATGTTGTGCGGTTCGCTTTCAACTGCACATATTGCCTGTCGTTGTTCCTGAAGTCCCTTGCAAATATGTTGTATCTTTCCCCTTCGTATTCCACAAAGTAGTCCTTCAGGTGTGCTGCTATCTCTTTGACCTTTTTGCAATACCTGACCTTGTCAAACACGATTGTGTCTTCCAGTCTGATTTCTATTGCCTTGTACAGTTCTTTTCCGTAAAGGCTGCCGATCTCGCACCAGCATTCGTGATACAATATCGGTTCTGCTTCCACTCGCCTTCCATCAACTTTCCCATACTGATATTTGTATATTTTGATCCTTGCGCTTGACATATCACTTCAACCTTTCTTTCAACATCATCGACTGCACCGCGAATCTGACTTTGTCGTCTGTTGGTGCTGTTCTGTCCCTGCTGTCGTAGGCTTCTTTGACATACATGCAGATCAATAACTTCTGACGGTTCGTGAGTGCTTCAGGATTGAAGTCTTTGATCAGGTCTGTCATTTCTTCCAGCACTGCTGCATAAATCAGTTTGATCACTTCATCGTCATCGTCATAGTCGATACGACAATATGCCTTCAGTTCTTCCAGTTCCATGTCTTTTCCTCCTCTCCTGAAGCCTGCTGCCATTAACCAGCAACAGGAACTGTGATTTCTCCCTTGATGACTGCTTCTTCATCAAATGCCTGCACATCGAATCTGTCACGCACCTTGATTCCTGTCTGGTCTTTCGCCCATAAATCGCCAGCTTCGGTTGAAAGTTCGATGCTGATCTTCTCGCGGTCAAATAAAGTGATTGCTTCCTTCAAGTCGCCCATATAAAGTGGGTACTTGTACGCTGACACATTGCTTCCATCAGTCTTCACTTCGACATTCTTCAAAACTTTGTTGCTGACCTTCTTGATCGGATATACACCAAAAAGAAGCATCTTTGTTTTGTCTGTGACATCTGGCTGCAAAATGTAGTCGCCGCGTTCATCCTTTAATGTGTCAAGATAGTTGAATCCTGACTGGTTTGTCAGAACGATTGAAGACGCTGCAATCGCTGGATCAAGTGTCACATTGAAGACTGTCTTCAGATCGTCCACAGTGCTGATTGCAACTTCTTTCGTGTTTGTAATCTCTGCAAGTTTCTTCAGGATCGCAGCGTTTCTTGTGGCTCTTGACTTCTTCGCGATCCACTTATTCAGGAAGCCCAGAATGTTTTCTGCTGTATCCTGGAGAAGTTCGCGTGTTACTTTCAGGATGCCGCCCTTCTTGCCGATCTTGTATTTGATCTGTCGCAATTTCGGTGTTTCTTCCTCTCCGAACTCTGCTGCTTCATCTACATCGTCCCATGGTGTTGAATCTGCATCTTTTTCAAGCACTCTGCTTCCTGATAATGTGCTGACAGGCTCAACATTGACATACTGTTCAAGGTCATCATCTGTCCTTCTTAATTCGTGGATGTCTGTCTGAATGTCCTGTGGAACTGTGAAGCCGCCGTCCTCGTCTGTCTTCTCCGACATTGCATCCATGATCTTCTTGTCTTTCTCGTCCATTTTTGTCTTGCGCATTCCGCAGACAATACGATTGACAAATGCACGCGCAATGTCTTTCTTTGAAGGTGCTTTGTCTTTTCCTTCAACCCTTGTTGCTTCGTCCTTTTTAAGCTGGTCTTTGATGCTCTCGTCCTCGTCATCCTCTAAATCCATAAGGATGTTGAAACGATCCTGCATGTCCACAAGTTCTGCTTTTGCTTCCTTTGCTTCCTTTGTTTTTCCCTCATTCACAAGGGCTTTGATTGCGTTCTTTTTGTCGTTGATCTTTTTTAATAACGCTCTTGCTTCTTTGCTCATTGCTTTTTCCTCCGTTTTCTTAAATTCCATACATGTACAGATCGCCCAGAATTTCTTCTGTTTCGTCTGCCTGCTGTTGTCTTGCTTCGATGTCTTCAGCTGTTTCAGTCTTCATTCCTGTTGGCGCATGTTTGAATCTGTCTATCATGTAGCCGACACATGCTGCGACTGCTTCCGCTGATTCATCCACTTTGATGTTGAAATAGTCTGAAGCGCGACACTCTGATGCTTCGCTTTCCGACATCCATGTTTCTGCATTGATCAGTTCTTCAAACTGGTCTGCTGTCACGCCTTCCTTTGCTTTTGTCATGTAGATGTCTGTGATCATCTGCTGACAGCTGTCAAGCTGGCTTATAACCGCCGCGAAGTCGTCTGCATTGCCCCACGCCATTGTCAGCGGCTTGTGAATCATAATCTGTGCGCCTGTTGACACAACAATGTCATCGCACGCCATAAGGATCACGGATGCGATTGACGCTGCAATTCCGTCCACAATGCCTGTGATATGTCCTTTGTGGCGTTTCAAAATGTTGTATATGCCAATTCCTGCGAATACATCGCCGCCACAGCTGTTGAAGTACACTGTCAGTTCTGCATTGTTGTCAATGCCGTTCAGAAAGTCTGTGATGTCCTGTGGACAGGTGTCTTCTGATGTCCACTTGTCCCACGCCGAAGATACAATGTCGCCGTATATGTACAGTTCAACGCCGCCTGCTGCCGCGTCTTTGATCTGCATGAAGCCGACATTTTCAATCGTTCTTTTCGTTCGATTTCTTCTTGTGAAGTTCATTTTCTTCGCCATCGTCTTTCCCTCCTTCCTGATCGGTGTCAGGTTCATTCGTTTCGGCTGTTTCCTGCTCCTGTTCATCCTGATCCGTATTTTCGCCGCCTTCTGTGTTTGGCTCATTTATAGGATTGTCAGGATCGCTGTTTTCTTCAGTGTCCTGTTCTTCAGCTTTGTCATATGCTGCCCCGACTTTCGTCAATGGCACATAAGTTCCATTGACAATCAATGTGTCGCCGCCTTCCATATCCATCAAATCAAGTTTTCTTCTGGCTTCGTTTACTGTTTCGATGCCGTTGTTGATTCCTTCTTTCAGGATTTCCATTTGTGTCTTGCTGTCGGTACGAAGCAATACTTTTTCATTCATTTTGAAGTACAGTCCGTCTTCCGTTTCGTCATCCGATAATAGCTTGTAGTTCACTTCTTCTTCGTACTGCTTCAGTACGAAAAGCATTGTGTCCACATAGAATGACAGCTGCTGCATTTCCGAATTGCTGTATGATGATTTTTCATAGTCGTTGATCTGGTTCGGCTTGATTCCGAACGCTGCTGCAATTTGAAGTGCAGAATATTTCTTCAATTCGATGAACTGTGAATCTGTCAGCTTAATATCTAGCGGTGTCAGCTTCATTCCCAGTGGCACAGGAAGAATCTTGCCTGTGTTCTGGCTTCCTGCTCCGAAGCGTTCAAAAGTCTGTCGCAGCTTTGTGGCTGCATCTTCATTCAGTTCGCCTGTGTATTCCAGCACCGCTTTCGCTGTCAATCCATTTTTGTACAAATTATTCAGGAAGCGTTGCGATTCAATCACGCCTTCAACTGTCTGCTTCAGGATGTATTGAACTGGTAGTCCGACTATTCCGTTCAGGCAGTGTGAAGTCTTGAAGTGCAAGACATCTTCCGTCCTGAATATGTACTGTTCGCCTGAATATTCATCACTGTACAAGTACCAGATTTTCCCTTTGCCTGCGAAAATGCCTTTGTCGTCAACTATGATCTGCACCCTGTCCGATGGCATGATCCACATGTCCAGTGCTTTATATTCTCCACCATATTTCTTGCGCTTGAATTTCCTGCGTACATAGACATATGCGTTCCCATAATGGTTTCTATTCATTTCTACAGCGTTCCAGAAGGTTGTCGGTGTCATAAAAGGGTTCGGACGCTGCTTCATAAGCCTTGCAATGTCGTTGTCTATCGGCTCACTGATGCCCTTGTTTGTTTTCTGGTACAACTTCCATGGCATTTTCGCGACTGTTTCTGACATCATTTTCAAACAAGTGAAGTATGTCACGTCAGATGTCGGCTTCTTGCTTTCACTGTCGCGCTTAATCCCAACCCATTCCAGAAACGATTCATCATTCAGTGTTGCTGTATCTGTTTCAATATTCATTCCGAATGCTTTCATAATTCCTTTGTTCAGTGTTTTCCACATGTTCAACCTTGCGCACCTCCCTTCTGTCGCAATTTCTCTGTTCCTGCAAACCAAATATCAAGGTATCTGTTGACATCTGGCTTGATTTCGCCCTTCATTGCCATCATCCATGCATCAATGATTGCATCCACAATGTCGATTCGCTCTGTTGCGTATTCTTTATCAATTTTTATTTCCCCGAAGCTGTTTGAAGTCGTCTTTGCGTTCGCAATAGACCACTTTGTTGCTTCGTTTCCGTCATGTTCGACATGCCCTGCTTCCAGTTCCAGCCTGAAGTCAACTGTCGGATCGTTCAATTCTCTTGCCGACTGTTTCACTGCGATACTGTCAAATCCCAGTGCTTCCAAGTCTGTCAGGAACGCTGAAGCATTGTGCGGATCGTAACAAATCCACTGCACATCCAATTCATACAGCTTCACGATCTTCTGCAAGTACGCGATTATGTACTTATAGTCTGTTTTTACGCCGCCCATTGTTTCAGTGACTTCGACAAGCCCCTGTCTGATCCATAGGTCATAAGGCACGCGATCCGTCTTGATGTGTTCTTCAACTCTCCTTTTCGGAATGAAGCTGTGTGCGTGTATGAAGTAACATTTGTCTTCGCCGCGCATGAATGGGATCACGATTGCGATTGATGTCAAGTCGCCGCCTGATGACAGGTCAAGTCCGACATAAGCCTTCTGACCTCTGAAGTCAGCTAGCGTCTTCTTAACTGTTGCCCTTGTCCAGACATCCATGTCCTTGATATAGACATCGTTTGTCCACTGAATCCACATGTTGAGCTGCTTGACGATGAAGTCGCGCAGTGTCGATCCTCCCATTTCCTTCGCTGTTGCAGCAATCGGGATCATGTTCTGCAATGCGTCCCTGTCATATTCCAGAATCGGGTTTGCCTTGATCCAGTTTTCAGGTGTCCACATATCGTCAGATTCATTCATTTGCGCGATATAAATGAATTGTGAATCATTACTTGCTACACCCTTCAGGACTTTCACACAGTATTCATACAGTGCAAAACACGGCGATTTCAGATCGAATCCTGCCGTTGTGATCACGCTGATCAGTGCCGACTTCATTTTCTTGATGCCGCCTTCAAGCAGCTTGTACATCTGATCATCTTTATGGGCGTGATATTCGTCCACGATTCCCAGATATGGTCTGAAGCCGTCAATCGACTTCGTGTCGCCTGACAGTGCCTTGATCTTGCTATGTGTGATCTTGCAGTCAATTGTTGAATTGTGTTCGTGAATCTTGAAGCACTCTGACAAATCGCTGTCAGAATTTATGAACTTCACAATTTCGTTGAAGACAATCATTGCCTGATCTTTCTTTGTGGCTGTACAGTAAATTTGACCATATTTGTACTTGTCGAAGTTGCCGTAATAAGCCGCCAGAATACCATTCAGGAATGACTTGCCGTTCTGTCGCCCCAACTGTATATAGCTGGTTCTGAATCGTCTGTGATGTCCGTCTTTAGTTCTCCATCCGTTCAGGCTTCCCAAAATGAAGCACTGAAACGGATATGCTGTCACTGGCTGTTCTTCTTCGCCTTCCGCAATCGTCAGCGTTTCTGCAAAGTCAATGATCCTTTCAGCTTCTTCAACATCAAAATAATAGCGATATGGCGCAGCTTCAGCCGCTTTCATGTCGTCTATGTGTCTTTGACACGCAGCTTTGACCAGATCGCCAGCAACGATCTTGTCTGCAAGGACATCCAGTGCGTATTGTGTGGTTCTGTCCGTCATTTATCGCCTATGCAAATTTAGCGAATTTGTTTTCCTTCGGCGTTTCCTTGTCGGCTTTTGGCACTACAAGGCGACAGCGTGACGACACTGTCAGCCCGAAGTCCGCAGCACCCTGTCGGCACTGCTTAAAATAGCGATCCTGAAGAAGTGCCAGTCGTTCAACTGTACTGTTCACGACCTGTCTTTCAACAATGATCGGGTTTCCGTCCGCGTCATTCTCTTTGAACTCCATTCTGATCGTGAGTGGTTGCGACTTCATTTCTTCCGTTACCGCCACATAGTTTTCCTGTGCGATGACCAGTCTTGCCAGTGCATCAACATCAAGATTTGACACAAGGTCAATCGCGCGAAGTTCTTTCACAATCTTTTTGAACGTCTTTTTCTGTGAAGGTGTCAAATAAGACGGCGCAGTCACTTTGTCTGCTGCTGCCTTCACTTCCGTTCGCTGGCGTTCTTCGATTTCCGCTTTTGTTAGGTGTTTTTTGCCCTTTGCAATAACCAGTTCTATCGGTTGTCGTTGTCCTGCCATATCTTTCGCGACCTCCCTTCTTTGCTGGATTTCCTTGCGTTCGTGTCAGAATATGACACACCCTTCT